GAATACTGATTCGTGTACTGCTTTGGCATTTTGAAATCACTAATATGCTGTGCAAAACACGGTTGACCTTTTCTGTCAAACAAAACAATAGCATAAGGACGTATTTCATCACGCCATTCACCGGTGAACAAATGCTCCCACTGAGTACCTTTATAATTAGGGTATTCACCTTCAATATCATGAACTTCATCGTGGCCGGCAAATAATTTCTTTGTGATTTTCGCGGTAATGTCTGCCCGGTTCGTCAATGGAGTAGTTGATGGATAACCAGCATTATCGGTAAGCATTTTTCTTACCTTTGGACGTATAGAAACATTTGTTGTGTCAATTTCAAGATTCTTTCTAAGCTTAAGATTGGCCATTAAGTAGAAGTTCTCATTCGTTGTTTGCGTTTTTGCGTGTTCAATACTTAGGTACCGTTGCGTAATCTCGTCAATGGTAATAAATGTTCCTTTATTGCTTATGTGTTGAACTTTGATTTGTCCACCAACCGGAATAGAACTTCTGTTGAAAATAGAAACTTCTTTTACGGCCGTATCTGTTTCCCAAAGAATACACGCTACCTCTACCTCCTGAAATCTTTCATCAAGGTATTTTAACTCAATCTCAATGGCCTTATTTGTTTGCGCTCCACTTACGCCCATTTGATACTTAGTCCAATTTGTTCCGTCAACATTATCATCAGTAAGGGTAATAAAGTTTGATGGCTGCGACCATGGACTAGCGTAACCGGTTTTGTGAATGTATCGATAACAGTATTGTCGTCTTCCAACGGTCAACTGCCCTTGATTCTGCATTGTTCTAACGTACTTTATTAACCCCCAAGTTAAGTCGCACATTTGCGACATTCCGTGAACAGAATATGCTTTATCGGTATAAGTAGGGGTATGGCTTCCACTATACCAATCAAACTCTCTTGCGTAGTTTATATTGAATACCCTAGGCTCTTCTTTGTCGTCATTCCAATAAATTCGCTCAATACTTTCCGATTCAACAACACCCTCAACAATAATTTGGTGACGAGTTTTAAATCGAAGCCTTTTATTGTACGGATCATATTTGTCATTGAACATTGTTTTGTAAACAAACGTTCCAAATTGATCTTCAGTAACCAACCCAATTTCTGAATTGGTATTATTTGTAGATAGAACAATTAATTTTCCATTCAATTCGCACCAGCCAATTGGAGTATATTTTACCAAAGGTACAGCGCCATAGTCAACATTTAGTACAAATGCAAGTTTGTTCCCGGGCGCATTCTCCCAAGAATATGTTCCTTGGTCTTTGTTGAATACAACTTTCCCATTAAGGCTATATTGGTACGAATTTTTTGCAGCGAGTTGGTTGTCCAAGTCGCTTTTCATTCCACCTTCAAATGTATTTATGTGCCTAATCACTAAATCGAATATCTAATTGGTTTCCAAATAAGGCCTATATTTCTAATGTCTTCATCAGACAACTGATTCATTGCTGCACGCGCTTGCTTGCATAGGAAATACCAGCGTTTCTCGTGCGCTCCATACGAAGAGTCATTAAACTTTCTTTTCACCATAAAAGCAATGTATTCGGCAATAGCCAATACTGCATCTTCATGTATAAGAAACATTCCGTCTTCATCGGTTTGTGTTTCCCAAAACTCTACCTCCACTTTAGTTCCATCCTCAACATTGTTGATGAACTTAATCCAACATCCTTTTATAAAAAACTCGTACTTGAATGATTCTTCATCACAACAAGATGATACACAACTTTGACAAGTTTCTGTGCATGTTGACGAGCATCCTTTCTGTTTAGTGTACGGCACTACTTTGCCGTTTATTTTAACGCACTCAAGTGCGCGAAATGACTCGCACATCTTTACTTTATTGTTTTTTGCAATAAGCGTAACCTTGTCGGCCCTTCTTAATAATTGATTTTTTGAAATTAACCCGGCAGCTTCTATCGCCCAACGGTTAAGATCTTGAGATAGTGACGAAGCAATGTTTGGCATATTAATATTGCCAAGTGCGCTACGAATAGCGAAGTTTGCTGAAATAAAATTTGGTACTTCTATCATTGCTCCCATTTATTTAAAGGGCATTTCTCCCTTGGTGCGTTTGCTTTTGCATTAATTTGACAACCACAACCATTACAAAAAGGCAAGACTTTATTCCGGTTCGGGCACGAATAATTTCCAAGCGAATCTTTTGAGTCGCATACCGAAAGTCTTCTTTGGTATTCTTCTGGTGTAGTGCTTCTCAGCCTCACAAAATCTTCCAATGCCTCTATCAACGACATAACTATTCTCTATTAAGTAAAAAAAATCACCAGGCATCAAATCCTCTAAGTAATCCGTCATTCCGGTTTGTTCTATATGCTTAAAAAGTCTTTTCTTTAACTTAAAAGCAGAAAATAAAACAACGTGCTTAAACATGTGGTGGACCATCCAAACTACATTGAAGTCTTTCCCGTAGTATTTATTCAAATGCTCTACATTAACCCCTTCATAGTCGAATTTCAACACTTGCATGTACCCTAAGTCCATTGGCATTCTAAGCCTAACCGGATTTTCGATCACATAATTTTCACATTCTGTAATCAAATCAGTAATGAAAGAACGATGAAACGACTCACATTTTTTACCTCTCCTGAACTGCACCGGCATCTTAAATTCTCGAAAGTACATGTACAAAATCTTTGTAACTTCATCAATCGTGTACCCTCTTTCGCACCTATTAGTTACCGGCATCCACTTTCTCGTTGTTTCTGTCATCTACTTTTGCATTTACAACTAACCCCATTTCTCTTTGCCATATCGCGCCATAAAGCACGTTTTCCAAGTGTCCCGGAATTGGGTAACAGTCTTTGTCCCAATCGAAACAAGATATCGCTCCATCACTTCCGCAACAATCTACACATGTTGGATCATCAAAGATTCCCCTAACATTTATCGCGCACAACTCGTCTTCATCAACGATATCAAAGTTGTCCTTTTTGTTCTCGAATACATAAATTGTATTTCCGATAATCTTCGCCTCAATACCTTTCTTTGGAGAATACATAACGAAGTTATTCAGTTCGCCATATCCAAAAGAGTCTACCGGTATTGGTGTAACTTTATCAATCAAACCAACAAACGTTAGACTTGGAATTATTCCTGCGCGCTTAGTGCTAATTTTCATTAGCTCAGGAATAACAACTTTTTTTACATCTTCTCCCCACTTGTACTTCGAACAATCAGCTTTATCAACGGTTTTTAAGTCAAGGCAACCAAGATCTTGTTCCCAAGTAGGATCAATAACCGGATTTTTCTCGAACTCGTCAACCATTATCCTAGACCTCCAATTCTTCACCCAAAATGCAATTTGCCGGTCCGATAAAGTTTTTGCTCTATTCGAAATACCGGCATCAGGAACATTTCTGATGTTGTATATGATTTGTCTAAGTGTGCTCATTATTTTTTAACTACTAAGCGTTTTTTTCGTGAGTGCGACATAATATCCCAATACTCTTCAAACTCTAAGTTTTCAGTTGGATCGGCAGGCTGTTCAACATTAGGCTGTACCGATTCTTCAGTAGCTGCAATTTCAGCATTCAATTCAGCAGTAGCGGTTTCCGTTTTTTCTTCGGCTATCTCCACGTCCTCTTTTGGTGCCTCTGCTTCTGCTTTAGTTTCTTCGGTAGAATTTGCAACAACTTCCGTTTTTTCTTCGGGTGCCGCAACTTGTTCAGGTGCATCAACTACCGGCTTTTCTTCTTCCGTCTTAGTTTCAGATGCGGGTGCTTCTACTGTTTCTGCATTGGGAGCAACTTGCTCAACCTTCGTTTCTTCTCCGACAACTTCTTCGGGAGCTTTTTTCTCTTTTGCCATGATTTATTTATTACAGTTTTGACAATTTTGTGTTGGAGCGCCATTCACATACGTGACGTTAGCGTACTTTTTTTTTGACTTTTCATTGCATGAATCGCATCCGCCATCTAAACCAGATATTTTATTGATAGCCTTTTCTCTATCATATGGCTCAACGGTTAAATTACCTTTCAACAACAAGTTTTTTATGGCATTGTCGTCAAGCTGTAAAAGCATATTTCTTACTTCATCAGGTGTCATTGGAACGTATCGTTTAGCTGTTTAATTTCGGGAATAAGTGACTGCGCCATGTTATAGTTCTCTGTTCGATTAAGCATTTTTTTAGATGCCATTTCGCAAATTTCCATTGCTGTTTTATCATCAAACTGAAATACGGTATTCGGTGCATTTACCAAGTCAATTACTATTGGATCTATAAGGTAATCACCTTCAAGTTCAACCGGTGTTGTAGCTGAGTAAATAATAATTCGCTGTTGGCTACCGGTATTCTTGTAAGTGTAAAGTGGATCTTCGTCAATTGGTGTGTTGAATGGATCAATATGCGCTACGTCTATTGTATCTTTTTTTGAAGGACGAATAGGAACGTATTTGAAGCCTACATTTCCATTGCAATCAATACTATTGAATTTACCTCTTAACCGGGTTAAATATCTGAAATTCGGAAGGTCTGTATTGATAATTAAAAAGCTTGAGTTTGCCTTGGTGAATGGTCGTTCGATTGGTAATAGATTTAGCTTATGCAATCCATCCATTTCGAACTTACCATACTCCATTTCAACGTAGTCGTTTACGGCAATATTCAAGAATGATTGTTTCTCAGAATCAGTAAAATATGGACTGCCCGCCTTGTCGCAAAGGTCGTCCAATAATTTTGACATTTCCTGATAAGTCATTGTTCTTTAACTTTATTTCTTTACAGCATCTTTTTTCATATCAGCAAACAAAGGATCGTTTGATTTGAAATAGGCAATTACCTTTTCAATTCCTACGCCTACAACAGATCCATTTACAGTGTAAACGTTTCCATCTGTTTTCTGAATGCCGACATTAGGATCATTTTCTCCGTAAGATTTATCAATGTAAAACTGAATAACCTCCAAGTAGCTTCTGTCCGGATCGTTCAATTTAGACTTAACGAATTCAAGTTGTTTTTTGCTTGAATTGATCGCCTTCATGATGTTGGCTCTGATAACATTTTTGCTACCATAATACCCAACAATAGAACCAAACAATTTGATTTCAGATTCGCCCATTTTGTTGATCTTCTCCATAATACCGAAAGATTCATCAAAGTCAACAAGCGCCTCGTTAGCCTCTTTCTCGTGGTCAACAATTCTGAATAATTGTGAATGCCCAACTGTTCCATCGGCATTTGATTCGAAGTAAGGCTTAAGCTGCTTGCATTCTTTAATAAGCTGCAATACTTCTGCATCCGACTCATTATCTTCCACCAAACTAATACCCGTTTCCGGAATGTAAAATGGCATAGTCATGTGCTTTATACCGAGCACTTTCCCTGCTTTTGTTTTAATCGGATTTCCCTTTACATCGGTAAAATTACCTACGATACTAAGCGCTTTTGGCTTGTTGTCGAATACTGATACAATTTCTACGTTCATTCTCTATGGTTTTGTAAAGGGGAGGTTTCTGCCTCCCCTTCGGTTTAAAAAACAAGTTAGTATTACATGTAAGGGTTAAGGTGCAACACTCCGTAAGGGTTGTTAAGCACTAACACGTATTCGGTTTCAATAAGCAACTCGTAACCAGGTTTACCGGTAACGTTGATATTCATTCCGTTTCCAAATGGATTGATAGTTCCAGGGCGTACAGTCGGTTTGAAAGAGTCTTCAATACCGCAACCTCCACGGAAGTACAATTGAGCAACCGGACCGCTATCGCAAGTTTTGTCAGGAACGATAATCATTCTAAACGATTCAAGAGTTGCACCGCCCAAACCTGATAATGGAGGGTTTTGTGTAACATCGTTGAAAATTGCTTCTTCGCGAATAACGATTTTGTAGCCACCAAACTCATAGTACAACATATTGTTGCTAGGTCCAGAGATTTGCTCACCGTTATCAGTAAACGTTGTCATTGTGCAACAGTTTCCTGTAACTGCATAGGCGTGTAATACCTCTTGCAAGAACATTTTACCTCCTTTACCAACATACAAATACAACAAGCCGTCCATTATTCCCTCACGTAATCCCCATGCAACAATTTGATTTTGCAAGAATTGACGGAACAATTCGTAGTTGGCCGGTGTATTAAAATACGTTGAAATTTGGTATGCAACAGTTGATGTACTATCAATTTGCTCCAAGAATCCAGATCCTGCACCAACAGATAAACCGTTTTGGTCGGTAATCAAGATTGCACCGTTGGCATCATAGGTAGCTTTACCATATACTGCACCGTTGGCAAATGATTTGAATACGTCATAATAAAACTGCGCTTCTTCAGTCGGCAAATAACAGCGAGAACCGTTATCTCCTTCAATCCAAAGAACTGTTTGAACTCCATTTTTACAAACATCTTTGCATACGCGAAGAGTTGATGTAAAGTTCTTGAACAATTCAGGGAAAGTAGTCGGAACACAAGTGAACTGATCGTTAGAGCAATCAGAACTATTTAACGTGTAAGACCAACCGGCTTGAACGTTGTTTACGATAAGACCAACCGGCAATGCCGTAGCTGCTGAATTCGTAACCAATTTTGCTGTGTAGTCATAGTCAGAACCGTTCAATGTTCCGGCAGATGTAAGCAACAAAATATAAGTTGTTCCGGTAGATGCCTGAACTAAACGAATTGTGTTACCCGCTTTCAAGTAACCGTCATTTCCAGACAATTTGATTGCAACAGATGTGTTATTCGCACCGTTACCTGTATTGGCAGCCTTGAAAGTAACCAATCTACGGTGACGAGTTTCTACGTACCAGTTAATTGCATTTCCTGCAATGAACATTTTTTTGCTATCAGCCAATTGCTTTGCCGTGATAGTTCGGCCTGTACCCATGATGTCAGCAAGTAATGCTGAGCCTTTATCTTCGCAAAAACGGGTAATAACTTTTTTACGAACTTCCGGGAACTTTAACCCGATACTTTCAAAGTATGCTTCGCTTGTTGCTCCTGCTTTAATGGAGCCTGATGAAATTTTCATTTGTTGTGTGAATTTTTTGTTTACAATTCACCACAATCATTCTCTTAGAAACCGTCTGCTTTAAATTCGCCTGTTTTGATTTCCTTAATAGTTGCTCTTGGCACTGCCTTTCCGCTACTATGAGGAGCATTATCTAAACTGTCAACAAATTTTTTCTTCGGATAAAATCTATTTTGCACTGCACCTGAAATTTGTTTTTCGTAGTGAACAAAATAGGCCACTTTAGCCAACAAGTCCGGATCAGACTTTAACCTTTTAAGGATTTCGCCACTCTCGATCAGTGACTTAACCGGCTTAATATGCTCTTCTCTGTTTTTATCGCCAATACCTAATTTCAAACCGGCAAACTCGCTTATCTTAGATACGCTGTCGCTTGCTCCTTTCAAAACTTTAGTATCAACTTCTTTTGGACTTATATTTTTAAGTGTTGTTGCTGCTTCTTCAACTTCTGCGCGAATCGCTTCTGCTTTAGAATTGATAAGGCTTGTTAGTTGCGTTTTTGCACTATTCAAAATAGCACGGTATTCTTTAGGGTCAGTATCTTTTAGTTCTGCAACTTTTTCAACTGCGTCATCTTCGGTATATCCTTTACCTAAATATATCTGTTTTACTAAATCATCTTCATCTGCATTTAGCCATGATCTCCAATTTTTTACCTCATCGTCCTTTGAGAACTTTTCATTTGCAGAGATTATTGTGTCTTGAGCTTTTGACTTCCCAACTATCTTTTTTATACTATCAAATAATGAATCATCACTATCGATGTCTTCGTCAAGTTCTAAAACTTCTTTGAATTTTGAGTAGTCGCGTGTTGACGGTTGCTTCTCTTTATCTTTATCAGCACCAGCACCATCTTCTTCTTTTTCTTCCGGGAATAAAACAAACGCTTCTTCTTCGTCTACTTCTTTTTCAGGCTCTTTTTCTTCGCTTTTAGCTGGAGTTCCATAATCAGCCGAAAATTTGGCTAATTGTTCCGCGCTTAATTCACCACCGTTTTCTTGGTGTTGCTGTGCTTCTTGTCCTGCGTTTTCTTCTTCGATACCTTCCATTGCAACTTTACTTTAGGTCAAAAATAAAACTTTTAATAACAAATTTACTTTTTGGGAGAAAAAATATCAAATTCTATGTCGTTTTTAATTTCATTACCCCAAGCATCCCACCCAACTGATTTGTTTCTAGCAAATAATTCTATCCTTGGAACATCGCCAATTAACTTAACAATTTGTTTTCTGAAAATATCTGGTTTTTTTGAGTGTACATTTATTCATGGTTGTTATTTTAATCGTCAAAAGTTTCTATTTTGTAATTCAATGGAAGAACAATTTTCTTATCTCCAATTTCCTGCCATTCACTTGTTCCTTCTGAGCAAACATTTCCGTCAGGACATCTATGCTCCTTGATATATAACTTAGGATTTTCAACATCTTTTCGTTCTATTAAAATTCTGTAATGGCTTTCGTCATGATACACTTCTGCATCTGTTGAAAAATGATACTCTCCATCATCATCAAGTCTAAGCGTTGTTATATCACCTTTGTATATCCATCTTTCTTCTGGAAGGTCACATGATGAAATGCTTAAAGCAAAAACTAATACAAGAAATTTATTTTTCATTTTTTCTCTTTTTTATATACCTACTCCTTTATGCTGCATAACAAGTTTTTTGTTTTACAGCATTTGTACTTCCACTGATACCGTCCTTATTCAACACTTCTCTCTGCGACCAATTATTATTTATTCAACCTTTCGGTGTGGCGTTTTGATTCAGAAAATGGCAATTTAGTGATGCAGCACTCGTTGTTAGGATTAAAACAGCGCGAGATTTTTGTTTCAGCCAGATTCTGTTTGAATAAAGAACATGCCGGTGTTTTATTATTCCGATTCACCCTTATACAATCGGTCCGTTTGCTTTGAAGATGTGGAAAAGAAAAAACCCCCAAAGGCTGCGGTCAATGGAGGTTTTATTCGTAGTGGATCCGATTAAGAACCCAAAGAGTTTAAACCATATTGTTACGCAGCTTAACAAACGATTTTCGTATGTACAGCAAATCTAAAACCAAATACCGAAAAGTCAAATTTTTAACGACAAATTTGTTCTAACTTTTTTACTGCTGAGTTTTGGTTAGTTCATGATCGACCATTCTTTCATCAATTCTATTCTGCTTCTGAACATCCATTAACTCACCTTTTGCATCAAGTTTCATTTCGGTATCTTTCAATTTGGCATTTGCAGCAATAGTAGCCTCTTGAATACCTCCTTGAACTTTATTGTTCTCAACTTGCATTTTTGCTTGTTCTCTACCGGCCATTGCTTGTAAGTTCTGCTGTTGTGCGTTAAGAGCATCTTGTCTTTGTTGCTCTTGAAGTTTCTTAATCGTTTCAACTCCTTTTTCAAAAATACGAATAGCTTCATTTGGATTGTTTGCATTCTGCATTTTGATAATTGACAATGCCAATTCAGGATCCGAACTAACCGGCAATACTTTTTCAGCAATAGCAATAATTTTAGACTTCATAAAGTCGCTATTCGCTGCATTCTCAACAAATACTCCGTAAACATTCGCATCCCAATCTCCCGGCTTAACTTGCAATAGTTCATATCCGGCATCACCTAAAAAGTACCTTGTAACTTCTTTACCGGACCAAGCAGGCTTCAATTCTTCAAGTAATTTTTGCAATATGATTTGGCACATTGTGTACCACGTAGTTAAATATGGCTGTGTAGTCATTTGACTTGCCATGTTTGCATTCTGCATAACACCTAAACCGGCATCTGATTTTGTAATTCCTTGACGCGCATCATTGATTCCGGTAATCATCATCACGTTCATATCCAAGAAAGTAATGAAGTTCATTAGTTGTGTTAATGCCATTGATCCGGACATATCTTTTACATCAGGCTTCATAGCTTGTTTATTGCCACCGCCTAACTGCATATCACCTTCTTTGGCTGTATTTATTTTCCAAAGACCACTTGCGCGCATATTATAAACGTTGTCGGCATTATCGCTTTCAATCGCTTCGTCAAATATCAATACGTTTCCTTGAATTTGATTCATTAAGCGCTCAACATTGAAAAATGCCTCCATTCTCAACTCTTCAAATGGCTGAACAAGCCTAACGATTGATGGGTTTGGATCAACAATACCAATAATACTCAAATCCTTTTCACGAAGGTTATCACCTGCTATGTTCTGCCCCGGACGTGGACGAACTCTATGATAAATACTACCAATTTTATACCCTTCCCAAATTTCCTCAATATATCTGTGCTCGTATTTGCTTGAAGCTGAATTGTCGCTATCATCAACAAAGTGGATATGCGGATTGTCGGCATCAAATTTGTTTTCGCTGATTTTTACACGAAGTCTTTTACTTGCCCTCCACGTTCCGAACATAGCAGAAATATACAGTGCACGGTAACCATTTCTTTCACTAATAAAACCATTGCATCCTGTTTTTTCAAAAATGTTATTTACGTGAATTTTGCCATCAACAAACAAATTATGCATTGTTTGAAGATTCTCAACATCTTCTTTAGGCAAATCAGGGAACCGGTTAATAAATCCCATTGGCGTATCGACAATATATCTCCATGCAGCTTGTCCGTGGTGAATAAATGGCGAGTTCGGGGAGAGGATATATCCCAAATCTCTAGGATCAATTCTATCGAAATTTGGATCGTCCAAATCAATATAAACTTGCGAGGCCATTTCGTTACAAATCAAGTAATCACGATAATTTTGGTTTGTTAGCTTATAGCGAATATTAGAATTACTTGTTTTTGACATCAAATAATTCAACGCATCCTGCATCATTATCTCGTCTGCTTCCCGGTAAGTAGAGAAGTTCATTTCCTCTACTTCCTGCGGTAAAACAAGCTGTTCATCTTCTTCGTAAAGTTTATTTCCAAGAATTTTATCTATTCCGGATTGCTGTCTGACCATTCGCGTAATTTTTTCGCTTGCTTCGGCAACAAACTTCTCCAACTTCGAAACCACCGCATCTGCATTGGTAGCTGTAACAGCATATTTTATTGGCTGTGTCCATGCTTCACCAATCAAGCGATTAAGGATTGTTGGAATTCTGTTTACCTGTCGTATTTCTGCCGGTATTACCTTTTCAATTCCACCCGATCCTTTCGAGTAAATTCCCGTAACGCGTGTAAGTAAAGCTTCATCAACTCGAGCCTCTGCATATTGGTAATATTTTTCAAGTTCAGAACGCTTCCCGAACTGCCCGTCAAAAAACATATTATCCAAGTGACGTGTCGCCCACTTGTGTTGAGCACAATCATTCTTGCTTTTTGCGCCTTTAGTCTTGGCCGGCACAATGTATTCTGCCGTTTCAATTACCGGTGCTAATTTTTTATCCTCCTGTGAATGAGATTCCATATTGCTGTTTTTGAAGTAATTCGTGATCGTTTAATGTTGTAATCCACTGCATAGATCCATTCCTTTTAACCATATAAGGAATGAATGTTGATGGTTTTTTTGCTGGTGCATTTTCTTTTCTTTGGAAATATGTTGCGTTATTCTTGGCATGAAGCACGCACCATAAATAAGCCATTGCTAAGTCGGTGTTTTTGATGCCGAAATTTGCTAAATCGTCAATCAACTCAACAAATGCAATATTGTAGAAGTACTTTTCAAATTCTTCTACTGCATATTCAAGCGCAACCGCCTTATTATGTGCCGAAGGAATAACCCCGTATTTATTGCTTGTTGTACTACCCATTTCAGTGAGTAGATTTGGACGTTTCGCCAAATGCTTCTCCATCCCATTAGCAATGAAATAGTTTATCATATCTTCGTCAATAACCTCGTATAGTAATTGACAATCGAAGTACATGGCCGTTAGCATTGCATGGTAATTGAAGTCGTCTTTTGTTTCCGGCCGGTGCAAATAAATACAGATAGGTAAATTTCCAACTTCTTTTGCTCCTTGGAAATCTCTGTAAATCATAATCGCACCCTCTGAATCACTATCATCCGACTGACTTAATTTATATCCATCGACTGCTCCAACATCTTTACGCATCAATGTTTTTGACGGATGCTTTAATATCTTCCAATGGCCGTTTACGTCATGCTTGAATTTAGCAACACGCTTGCCGTCCTCTACTGTCATAAACAATGTGCCAACGTCAATAGAATCGGTTAATGGCTTATTGGTAAGTATTTCGCTACGCTGCTTTGATAGCAATTCTGCTTTGAAATTTGATGTAGTAAAACGAAGGAACATATCATCTTCATTGGTAGGATAGTTCTGCCGGTGTTCCATTTCGGCCTCCTTATTCTTTGTTTTCTTAACTGCTTCAAGTTCTTTATTCAAAAACGTAAGCGCTTTTTCCTGTAAAGATTCACCAGTTTCAAAATCGATGAACGGCTCCGGTTTACCGTCAAGTCCTTTTTCAAAACCAAATAACGCCTGCTGTGCAAGGATTTTGAATTTATCAAACTTGTAGTGATGCGCGTTGTGCCATAATTCGCAAACATCTTTATATCCTTTGTGGTTTGAGTTTGATGTACCGCCAATAATCGTTGTTCCGAACTTTGTTGCCCCTTTTTTCATGTTGGCTCTGTTAGCCATAATCAAAGGAATTAAGCAATCAATCTCCCCAGCTTCATCGACAATAATCCATTTTGCCCGGAATGATTTTGCAACGTCCTTATTTACAACCTTTAGAAATGAAATTTTTGACTGCAGTCCGAATTGTCGCGTTTCTTTCGTTTCCTCGTCCGTTTCTTTCCAACCGTAGTGAAGTGTGTCTTCTGAGTTTTTTAGTCCCGGATTGTGTCGCATACATGCCGGCAATCCATTCCAAGAAGTATCGTATTTATCTCTAAAGTTGGCTAAGTGTTTTACTTGCTCACCCTTTGGGAACAATGCAACGATGTTGTTGTTTTCGTGGAATTGTGTTTCCTTCAATGCTTTTGATGTCATTGAATATGAGAAACCTTTATCACGCGCTTTCCAAACAAAACCGTCTGTTCCCGTTTTTTCGCAGTTCTCTATAAAATTGAAAAGGTCGTTGTAAACATCAACGTGGTACGGACTTGCAAGTGTTTCATAGTTGTTCTCGTCAAGTATCTTTAGTTTGGCAAAGTTTAAGTGGAAATAGTAGCTGCCTGAAATCTTTTCACCACCTACTTGGAAACCGTTTAGGATATAATACTCCTGTTCGTCCAACCAATCGTTCCATCGGCTGTCGTTAGCTGGATAATCAGGTAATTTCTGTCTGACTATCGGTGAAAATTTCCCATAATTTGCCAACTACATAAAGGCACCACTTGCTCTATTGCTGTCTATTTCGTATTCTTTCCTCAGAAAGAGTTAACGTTGCTCCGGCCTTAACGCGACCGATTTTATTTTGTTCTTGCTCAGCAAGTTTGTTCATTTTCTCCCTCGATTCAAGAATTTTAGGACCCTGCTCAATCATTTTCAGTAAGCTCGTAATATCATCGTCTTTCAACTTAGTATTTTTGTTCTTACTCTCCATGTGCGCAGAAATCTTCTTAATCGATTCATCAACAGCCTTTTTCATTCTCGTATAAGGATTCGCAAGATGAATAGACTGATACTCTTTTATAGCTGCTGCAATCTCTTTTGTGCTAACTTGCGCTACGGTAAGTCCGGTAGACTGACGCGCTTTAATATCTCTGAGGTCCGAATCTAAATAACAGTACAATTCGTTATCGCAGTCGGACATAAATGCCACATAAGCTATACCTGGCGCTCCAAGTTCATCAAAAACTTTACGAAACGATAAAATCGAGCACACATAGTCCTCGTCAAACTCAAATTTCTTCCCTACGGAACGAATTTTTATCAGCATATTATCTTCGTGTCATTCGATCTACATCGGTAGTTCCAGAGCAAAGGCAATTTCTATTTGCCTTTAACTTACCACCGTTCTGCAGATTGATAGTTTTCTTTGTCGGTAATTTTTCCTTGTTCATGTTGTCGTTAGTACGACCAAATCCCGGTTTTGTCTTTGCCATAAAAGTTATTTTACGATTGTTACACCACACTTTTGCAACTTTTCTACAAGTTGCTCTTTAGGCATTGTTACTTGAAATGCTTCAAATGGCGAACCCGAAAGGAAAACCTTACAAGTTTTGTTATTGGCCTTATCGTTCAAGTCCCAATCGGTGATATTAATAGCATGAATATCAAAATAGTTTAATTTTCTGACTTCTTTTCCTGCTCTATCAACCTTAATTGTTTCTAATTGAATTTTTATACAACTCATGAATGCCTATTTTTATACAAATTTAAAATTCTTTTACTATTGGGTGTTACTTTTTTTCGCATACCCATTTTTTTGAAACGATTTATCTCATGGAAGTACTGCATAATTTTTAATCCAATGATTCGCATGAACTTCATTTGGTAGAAATAATCTTTTTTAGCTTCCCGCGTAATTGCATCTGAAATATGTTCAAACCGGTTGTGCATTTCACGCAAAACTTTTGCAGCTTGCATATAAGGAAGCATTTTAAAGTATGGCTGAAAGTGGTCCGCTATTCGTATAGATGTCAACGATTCAAATGGATCCTGCATTGCTCTGAATGAACAAAACATCATAAATGCCGTGTCGTAATACGTCATGCCATGCTTTTCAGCAAGTTTTTCTAATATTGGAACGAATGCCGGCTCCTCGCGCAGAAATTTCACTTTAGATATTACAAATTCAAGATCTTTTTCACGATATAATTCATTGTACATCATTGTTTTATCTTGGTTTGAAGCATACAGTTTTTTAGCGATTATCTTATTTGACAAAATCGCCTCTTCTTTTCTGTAATCCGTCCAAGTTTTCTTTTTCTGTTCCATTATTGCTCTATTGAACAACCAAGTTTCTTTGCATAATAACTACCCAAGACACTCATTTGATTTTCATTAAGGTCAAACGAACTTTTTATTTGCTCCAAGCTGTAATGTTCATGTAGCTTCAAATACCTGTCGCTGCCACCAAGCACAAAACCTTGAATTAAATCTCGTTTAAAAGCATGGCTATCTTTCTCAAATATCCCTTTATCGCTTACACCTATACAGTGGTTTGAGTTATAAAGAATGATGAAATCCTCGCCTTTATCAAGTAAGTCGATCAAATACTCCAAACACGAAGCATCTTTCATTTTTGGACTGAACTTTTCTGTTTGTTCAGTAAGCGCATGTCTTTTTAGCGTTTCAATTCCGTTAAGAACTGATGCAACAGATCCATAATTTCCAGACCTTACAATTTGTTGTCCGTTAGGTGAAATAAGCTCAAACCAAAAATCCTCTCCGGTTTGATGAAATACGTATTTTGCTGACATAGTTTTATTTTAAATACCAATCAATGAGTTTCAATGTGCCATTTACTCCAACACCAAAATCGGCACAATACCCTTCTTCGGATAATCTTTTAAGCATATTCGCTTGCTCCTCAATGTGCATATCAAACCAATCGCCTTTCTTTCTAATCTTATAATCGCCTTGCAAAAGTTTCTTTGAATCCTTTGGTCTACGCAGAACTACATCTGATTTTTTAATCTCAATATATAGGCCTGCATACTTAACATTTCCACCATCAATTAATTTCGTTGCTTGTCTAGCAATAAACAAATCAGGATACGCGCGACCGCTTTGAATAGCCTTTTGTTTAATGGCTTGTCCCATTGTCAACTTAATCCCGGCACCATAATCAAAACGGAAAACAAGATCCGGATATTTAACTTTCATATACTTTGCAATTGTCAGGTATATGTTTTCTTCTTTAGCTTCTGCCATAATTTATTTTTGCTTGCGTGAGTGGATGAAGAATAGCGCGGACTTAGACGTTTCCTTGACGTTGTTTAATAGTTCGTCCGCGCTTTTTATTCTACTTCTTCATATTTGTGCCGGATGCCGGAGCCGGTGCGGTTAGTCTTCAGAAAGTATCATCCAGTCTTCTGCAAGAGAGTCTGATCCGGAAGGTGCCCATGTAGCAACATCATTTTGCGCTGTTTTCAATGCCCAATATGATCTGTACGGGACCATTTCTCCGAATTCTTTTCTTGCAATTTCTGTAACGGCCGGTAATTGTTTTGCAGGAACGATATAGGCGTACATGCCTGCTCCATTCCACCCTTTTCTAGCTACGCGCTTGCCTTGTTTTGCAGCTTCGATAGCTTGCCCGAAATTCAAATTGTCCATATATTTAATTGGGTTTTATAACTCCACCCAGAAGTTTAGTCTTCAGTTTTTACTTCGTCTTTCTTAAAAGCGTGTTTGATCTTTGAAAGGAAATTTTCTTTCACCGATTTCTCCTGCTGTTTCAAGATCAGTTTTGCCAAATCATTTTTCGTTCCGATATGAATGTCGATCTCGCTACCAACTACTTCAACATATCTGCTTTGTGTGTATAAAGCACAATCAGCCAACACCTCCATTCCGAAAAGAATATTTAGTCGTGCCCAAAAGTTCAAATTAGTAATTGAGTTGAAGCGGATAACTCCAACATATTTGATTTCCTTTCCGTTTATCTCTTTTGTTTGATATCCGGAGCCTTGTTTTTTTTGTTCTGCCATATATTTGATTTAATGTTTATATTTCTTGCTTTCTCTACCGTTGAATACTATTTCATTGTTTACCGAATACTTTCCCCTCGAATCGCGAATGATTAATTTCTCTTTCACCAATCTTGAAATGCTCATGCTGATTGTATTCACTTCTTTTTTGCAATGCATCGATATTTCCTCTTTCCTTTCTCGGTCCAACCGGAAACAACCCGTATCTTTTTCCATGAACATGATGCACGCACAAAATATTTTCCAATCCGAATCCCTTATTGATAAAAACCGCTTGTAGCCTTCCGGGTACAGCTTTATGAACATTGGACTCCATTCTCTGCTTATCAAAAAGTCCTGCTGCTCTAAAACTTCCCCACCTTCGCCAAGCGTAGTAGTTCTTTTTATCAATCTTCTCCCACTCACCAATCATTTTTTTTTATTACACGTTCGTTAAATGGATGCTTTACAGTTTGATTTGTAACAACTTCTTTACTTTTAGTATCTGAAATATCATAATTACCAATCAAATCAACATGAAAATTTGAAGCCAAAGGCCTTCGAACAAAAGTAGTATGGTCTTTTTTATCATCACTCATACAGTCAATTTTTGTTCAGTAAACATTCTCCAATAATTCTGCAGCAAGTGAACTTGTGATTTAATTGGTCTTTTAATAGTGAAAGACTCTAAACCTAAATTTACCCCTATGGAAATACATAACTTTTTCGTATTAATTTCAGATCCTTCACGATCCCAACAAATAAAATACTCTGTCATAGGTCTAGTATAGGTAATAAAAAAACCTTTCCCATTTTTTAAAGGATACTCAACTCTCCTAAAACCAAATCCCAATAAAACTTTTTCTGTAACAACTACCGGATCCAATTCATTCTTAAACCGGTAAGAAAGGCAACCATCCAAACGAACAAATTCTCCAACATGAGTCACAACACATGTTTTTTTACTCGCTTTGTCAACCACTAAATTACCCCTCATTAAATCATCTAAATCAATCATCATTCTCTGTTTTAAAAAAACCTTATTAAGTTCAGTTAAAAAACAAGCTCCCGTGTAAAAAATATAACAATTGTATCCACCAGAGATAACTTATATATCCACCACAGATAACTTCTCGCCCCGAAACCCTTATAAACACTCAATTTTCCCTTCTTCTTCTTTTCTATACATATCCTACACCTAACAAAAGTATTTTTTTTCAGCAATAAAACACAAATAAATAACAACAAATTTTACTGCTAGGCACTCAAAAAGAAACACAATCACACCCAAACAAACAAACCTACCTCAAAATCAAAAAACTGCTTTAATCAGCCTTAAAATCGTTTTTAAGCATATTCGACCATTTCCAAAACCACTAATAAAAAAATACCGATTTTTAACCACAATTTACCACATGCAGCAGATCAAAATTAAACTCAATATCCGGTATTGATTATCGAATAATGAAAGTTGAAAATTGATAGAAAGAGATATTGGCACTTGACAATGATTATTCTGTTTTTGATTTTATGCAGAAAAGAGAGGTTTCGTTTCTCTATCGAATAAGTAAAGGTTTCGAAAATCTGTTTGAAAGAGAGGTTGAAGGATGTTCCCCCTCCCCCCGGCCCCAATTTTTCGCGCCCCGAACCACCCCCCACCTACTTCGGCAATGCTGCCCTGAAAAAAAGGATTGTTTAAATCGCATCAAAGCTATCATGGTTTGTCCCGAACATCAAAGCTACATTCCCACATTCGTTGCCTTCACATGATGAACATTTGTGGGAGGACAGTCGTCTGTGCCTAGCTGTAACCGAAACATACTGCAATGAACAGCATTAGAATCGCATGGAATAATTTTACTGCACCTAACTACGAGATATTCAATTCTAATCAATTCTAAAGCCTTTCGTTTATACCTAAATGTTCCACGCTAATTGTTCCACAACTGAATGTATATTATTGTGAACAGTTTTGTAACATAAAAATGAATGAAAAAGTTTGTAAGTTATTGATTGACAATGCAGTTCTGAATAAATTCGTATTCGTATTGTTAGTGGTGCAAAATGTAGATTAATGTAGACATATTTGTAACAAAATTTTGATGTTTTTTTGTTGTAAGTGATTGATTTTTAAGTGATTGCGAAGGAGGACACTCTCTCCCAATTTTCTTTTGTTTAACGAATAGACGAAAAGTTTGAACATTCTTAGGTCAAATAAAGTGTATAGATTCTTATGAGGTTTTAAACGGTTGTTGTGTAAATGGCACAATGATACGCTTGAGTGATTTTGACGGCTATTTGAGGCTGTTTTGAATGAATTGGGAGTATTGTGTGCCTAATGGTATTGTAGTGGTTGTTTGGGGTTAATTTGGGTGTGTTGTTTTTTGGCGGTGGAACCTTTCGGCAGTCGGTGGATCCTTCGCATGGTATCTGTTGCCTGTTATTTGGTATTTGGGTACCAATGGCAGTACTCGATTTCGATTGACTTTGGCACGCTATTTGTAAGCCTGTTTGATTTTTTTAATTTTTCAAATTGCCAACATTTTGACAAAATTAGTTGCCTTTATTCATAAGGGTTTCAGCCATTTTAACAATTTATTCTTTTGAATTATTTTAAGTTTTCAAAATGATTATTAGGTTTACATCCGTTAAGCGATACAACAACTATTGAATATCTGCTGACAGTAAATAATTAAAAACAACTTTAAAATTAGGTATCATGAAAAAATCAACAACAACAACCATGTTTGAGGGAAAGGAAGTAATTGTAGAAACAGTAGACTGTTCACCTACATGGAGCGGAATGTTATCTGTCTTGCTAGAACTTCAAGCGAATGGAACAACAGCAGAAAGCCGAAAGGTAGCAAGAGGTGAATTGGCTCGTATGGCTAAAATAGCAGACGAGTACAACAAACTAGCAAAGGAGCAAGAGGATAAAATAACAATCTCTTGGAGCATTGTAGACGTGCATGGAAGGAATGTTGATATGGAGGATAGAGATATGACAGACGAAGATGCTCGGGAGATTCTAAGAGGTGTTGAAGCTAACCATGATTGTAATTTCGGTATAACTTGGGAGCATATTGATAACGGCATTAGAGAGTGGTACAATGGGCAAGACAGCAAAGATCAAAACACTATTACATTCAGTATTAATTAATCCAATCAGTAAATTTTTAACAACAACTTTAAAAAAAACAACATGGAAACAACTACAAAGACAGCGCAAAGCGCACCAACAGCAGAGATTAAAAGCTACTACGACAAGTTAGCTAACCTAGAACAAAACCAACAGATTTACAAGGAGATTAATAGCGCATATCGCAAGTGGTTAAAGAATCCGAAAAGTTTGGACGAGAATACCATACTCGGTGCAAGTAGTAAGGAATTGATTCGCACATGGACACCTCGTTATAGCTATGAGAAGTCACCTATTGAGCCATGGAGAATGAGCAACAATAATGCAATGATTAAGAACACGAAAGATCGCATAGCGCAGTTAGAAGCCAAACACAAGCAGTCGGAAGAAGTTGGCGGAGGTAGTAAAGAGTATGAATTTCCCGATGGAAAAGTAGTTGTGAACTATGCAGAAGAACGTGTGCAGTTGTTCTACAACGAGAAGCCAAACAGCGAAACGATTGAGATGTTGAAACGTAACGGCTTCAAATGGTCCTACACTAATGAAGCATGGCAGAGAATGATTACAAACGCTACATTCTACGATGTACAAACCATTACAGGAGTAGTGATTCCAAGAATAGCATAGTAACAGATTCCCGACCGTTTTAGACGTAGCATCGAAGCAAGTCGGGAGCATTTTTAAACCACAACTAAAATAAAAAAAATGACAACTTACAGAACTTGCCAAACACATCCAAACAGAGGGACCATTACAATACTTAACCCACTATCAAATTCAGTATGCTATGGTCCCTTTAACTTTTATGTTAATAGCCAGGTTGCGGTAGGTATTGCATCATTACAACCTACTGTATATAAATGTGAAGGTTTAGAAGCTTCTTCATTAGATGAACTAGCATTTAAAATAGCTTTACTAAAAGGCGAAAAATAAGACATTTAACTTTTT